AGAATCGCCTGCTGCAACAACTCCTCCTCGTAACTGCGACGCATCCCCCGCTGATACAAACCAGAATCCAACATGCCGCGCCTGTTGAAAGCCCCCGGAACAGCACGCCGCTGTTCGGCGACCTGACGCCCCTGCACCAGATCCCCCCACCCGTACTGCTGCCCAGTCGACTCACGCTGATACTGGATGCCCGCCAAGTCACGGACAAGTTGGGCCGTCTGCCCGCCCGTATTGGCCCCCAAGCCGTAACCGGCACCCGTCTGCCCGTACGTTCCCGACAGAATGTCGGGATACGACGGCGGGTTGAGGTTGTACTGGACCGCCATCAGGCTACTGGTCGATCAGGAACGAAACCAGCGCCTTGATAGCGGCACCGACCTGTTGGAGCGGGTTCTTCTGCTTTCCAGCGTCGCCCGTCTGCAACCCACCAGCGGTGACGTTCCCTCCGCCCATCGGGTTCATCGGGTTTGACCCCCCGTAAGACGGACCCGACTGGGGGTTCGACATATTCATCGCCTGCGCCGCCATCGCAGCGTGCATCTGTTGCGCCATAGCCGGGTTCGGCTGTGCACCGGCAAACGGGGAACGCCCCGTGAATGCCTGACGTTCAATCCCGGCGGGACTCGCCGGATTGAACGACCCCGGAGGCATCTGTCCCATCCGACTGAAGCCCCCACCGGGCGTCGGAACCATGCCCTGAGCGGCCGGATTATTGGTTACGTTCGATAGAAGTTGCCTGATGAGTGCCTCCCGGTCCATGCCGAGAGACTCATTCATCCGGTCCGTGAATCCCTGTCCGTTCGCCATGGCCGTTACGCCCAAACCCCGAGGGTGTTAGAAACCAAGACTTTCTTGGTTGCGGACCCATCGGTATCGTACATGATTAGATAGTCGGTGGTCGCTACCGTTGCCCCAAGTGCCGTCAGATTGCTCGCGTCCACAGTAAGGGCAATAGCGCCACTCGTCCCACCCCCGGACAAACCGCCGTTGGAAGGCGTCGTGACAGCAGTAATGTCCCCAGTGGGTACCTGATCTATCCGCTGTGTAATCCGTGAAGGCATTGTTGCTCCTAGCCGAAGTACGTGACATGAATCGTGCTATCAGACGACACGCGGATGAACTTCACATCCGTCAAGTCGTCCTGATACAAGTCCAGCACGCTGTACGGGTTGATGTAATGACCCACGGTTGTGGTGGGCGTCCCCCAACGAACCCGAATGGGTTCGGCCCCGTTGGTAATCATCGCCGCTATAGCCGTGGCAGGAACCGACGCCAAAGCCACAGCGACGCTTGATACGGCAAGCGCCTCGTCACCGACACTGGATCCATACTCTGATGCAGCCCTTCTGATACCCATATTTGCTCCTACGGCTCCAACGCCGTTACTCGCGCCTCTAAATCGTCCAGTTTCTCTTGTATCTTGCGAAGTTCGTACTCAATAGAACGGGCGTTCTGTCCCAAAAACCTGTGCGTCGGCTTGTACACGACCGGCATCAGTCCTCCACCAACCAGTCATCGTCAATCATGTCGCCCAAATCATCCAACGCAATCCCCAACGCATGAACCGTGATCTGCAAATCCTCCAAATCAATAGAACGCGCGTACGCGTTCATGTCCATCGTCTGCTCAATAGAAGACACCGTTGCCTCCAAATGGTCGATGCGCGCCACCAGACGTGCAGACGACCATGTGACCGCGCCGACAATCACAGCCACGGACAGCATTAGCCCGACCGCTACGGTGGGGATTCTGACTTGGCGGATATCGGTCGGTTCGGTCATTACTGGACGGCTTCTACGAACTCGTCCAGAACAGGATCATAGGTCATGCCGATACCCGCATACAGGCTGCGGAAGTTATTGTTGTAGGAAGTCTGCACCCATTGGGTGTCAGGGAACCTTGCCAGCAGCCAAGCAGTCCCAAGAGATTCATGCTCAACACCGGCAGCGTCATGGGTCTTATCGTTACCCAGTACGAGGACTTGTAGAACTACGTTGTTGTCATCTAGTTCAGCGAAGTGGGCCACGTCATCTCCTATTTCTCGTAGACGAACCATGCGTAGCCTGAACCGCCAGCACCACCGACGTAGGTTCCGCCGTTGTTGTGACCAGCACCGCCTCCGCCGCCGCCTGTGTTCACAGTTCCAGCCGTAGCGGTTCCGCCTGTGTTTCCTGCTCCGCCACCACCGGCACCGCCTGAACCGGCACCGTCGTTACCTCCGCCGCCGCCACCACCGCAGATGGTTTCGGTTGCTCCTGTGCGGGTGGAATCCGTGCAGCCTCCGCCGCCGTTGCCACCACCGCTGGCTGACCCAGCAGATCCAGAGTTGCCGCCTTCGCCGTGGGACGGGTGACCGCCCGATCCGCCGCCGCCAGCGCCGCAATGCCACATGACGCTGCCCCCGCCGCCACCACCGGACGTTGAACCGGTTCCGCCCGTCTTGTGCGTGGGCGTGTTGACGACATTGGCGTAGGTGCCTCCACCACCACCTCCACCGGCCTGATGACCGCCTATCGAAGAGGGGCCTCCATTACTAATCGCGCTGCCCAGACCGCCACCTGACGATCCGACACCATTGGTGTCAATAGTCAGGCTGCTGGTGTTGTTCCCTTTGAGGCCCGCTGCGCCTCCGGCGCCAATCGTGATAGTGGCAGTACCGGCCAGCACAACGCCGCTGGTTTCATGCCCGAAGGCGCCACCGCCGCCGCCACCACCCTGAGGCAACTGCTGATAGGCACTACCAGCGTTAGCGCCGCCGCCACCGCCACCGCCAACGGTGAACGTCTTCAACGAGGCTGGGGATGAGCCTGCTACCAACTCAATGTCGTCGGTGGACAGGAACGTGTGGACCTTGTAAATCCCGTGGAACGATACGGTGCCGCCGGTAATGAGGAACGAGAGTGTCGTCGCTGTCGCCTCATTGCCGTAGGCTCCGGTGCCCTTCTCGTTGATAGCGGCAACCGTGTAGTCGTATTCGGTGTTGACCGACAAACCTGTATTGCTGTAAGTCGTTCCTGTCGAACCCGTGTCGGCAACGATGACCGACCCGTCACGCTTGATGGAATAACCGGATACTGTTCCACCACCCGTGTCCGATGGTGCCGACCAACTCAGGTCAATAGCCATAGCCGTTTCCGAGCGTGTGGCTGACAAGGTTCCCGGCGCACCGGGAACTCTTATCCCGGCCTGACCGGCGACGACTGTTAGGAACATGGACATCTAGCCGATGTTTCCGATCAGCGCCCACGTGTTGGTACCGGTTTTGAGGGCCGCAACCGTGGTGTACCGATCAGCGCAAGTCTTAGTGGAGTCTTTGGAAGAAAGTTCTGTGACCCCGGTGCCCGCAGCGAACGTGAGCGTTCCGGTCCCGTACCGTTCGTAATAGATAGTCGTACCGACGGCAAAAGCCTCAACAGAGTCCTGCGGTAGCGTGACTAGCGCCGTAGCGTGCGTTGTCCTGATGTAGTTGTTCTCATCACCAAGAGCAGGAGCAATAGCCGCATCGCCGTTATCGCCGGGAACGGTTAGATGATTGGTGGTGGTGCCGGTCACCGTCAGGTTGCCGGTCGTCAGGTTGCCGGTCACCGTCACATCATCAGCGAACGTGGCGTTCCCGTCGGCCACAGCAAGGGCCGTTTGGGCGTTGGTGCCCGTAATCGTCAACTTTTCCTCTGACGAATCCCAGACAAAGGCGTCGCCCGCTGTGTCTGAATGGAACGTGACATCCTCGCCTGCCCCGTCTGACCCGACGGTTAGCGTGCCATCTCCGATGACCACATTCCCGTCGGTGATGTCAAGCACGGTGGCCCCGTTGGTTCCTTCCAGAACCAACTTCTCCTCAGAGGCATCCCACAGCATCGTGTCACCCGCTGTGGCCGAATAGAACGTAACATCCACCCCGGAACCATCAGATCCAGCAGCAACCGCCCCAGTAAACGTGCCCCCCGCGAGAGGCATCTTCGTAGTGTCGGTGGGTACGGCCCACTTCAAACCAACGCTACTAATGGCGCTGTCTGCTACGAGACAATGGTCGTTCGTGCCGACTGCCAGTTTCGCAACCGAATCTGCGGCATCACCGTGAATGATGTCGCCTACGGCGTCGATGATGTCCTCTTGGACGACACCGGGTGTGGTGTTGACGAACGCTTCGATGTCATCAAAGTTTTCGTTCATGTCGGCAGCAACAATCGTGTTGCCTGCGACGAAAGTGTTAGTGACTGCGAGGGTAGCCATCTACCTTAGTCTCCTTGGCGTGTAGGTGAACGCTAAGGCGTTCATTTCCCAGTGATAGTTCGTCGTGGGACCAACTACCTTCATACTTACAGACCGTGCTGTCCCAAGTGTGGGCAGATTCTTGACCTCAGACGTCAAATCGCGGCTCGTTGCGTCCCATGCTGCGTAGTACGCGGAGTCTGGATCGGCGTCATCCCACTTTGCCGCATCCCATAGCGACGTGGACGTTTTCCCGGTAACCGCAACGGTGAAGGTGCTCGTTTGCGCTGACTTGTCGTAGTCCTTGTAGAGCAAGACGGACAGATCCAAGGTGTTTTCGGCGGACAGGACGGCCCGGGGACGACCCCATCGTTTCTTGACGATGGGGTTCTTCCCGGCAACCCATCGGGTTACGTAGTGGGAGGAGATGTGGACGTCGCTGACGCTGTACCGGTCGGTGCTGCGGTTGGCCCCGTCTTCCAAGTCGATGAGGACACCCGTGTTGGCAACACACCCTCCGAACACGGTCGAAGCCGAATCGGGGGGCCGGTGGGCGTGGAGGGGTCCGGCGTCGATGTCGCTTGTCACCCATGCGCCCTCTTCGCCCAGAGTCGGGTCGTACAGGAGGGTGCGTCGCGTCGTTGCGTCCACGGTCCAATCCACGGAAACATACAATCTGTTGTTTCCCCATGCCAACTGGGGCACATCGGTGAAAGTCAGCGTCCCGTTCTCCACCGCTGGAAAGATCTTGGCGAAGAGCCACAGCATGTTGGCGCCGTTGTACAGGTATACGCCTTGGTCGGCATACCAGAAGAACACCCCGTAAGGGGTGGCAACGGGAGAAGACAACGGCGTGGACCCGATGGTGCTGCTAACCGTCACCACCTGAAACGAGTCAGAGTCGAAGCCGAAGATGGCGTACGTGCTGTTCGTCTTGAACACCAGCAGGCGGTCACCCATCGGGCACAAGCCCGTGATGTAGTCGCCGTGCTCCCCCTTGTCGATGTCCACATAGTCGGAAGCGGTCCACGTCTCAGGATCGTTGGCGTTAGACCACCGCACCCGGTACTTGTACCCGGTGGCGGACTCGTAGGTGCTGGCAACCCACGCGAAGTTGTTCCAGAAGGCGACATATTGGGCTTGCGGCATGTTGCCGCCCGAACCGAACGTGGTTCCCAGATCGGCAGCGGTGGACCCGTTCCACCGGAATGAGGGCTTGTCGTACGACACCCCGTAGGCGATGTTGTTCATCGTCATCCCGTACACCCGGGAACCGGCAGTCCGTGCCGTGATGCCTGTCAGGTCCGTAAAGTTGCCGCTCACAGAATGGGCGACCTTGGTGTCATAGTTGACCATCACAGCGTCGGTGCCGCCATCGGTGAAGAACGACCAGATGCCCTTCACGTCGGCGCTGAGCGCCGTCGTGTTACGACGGTCCACCCCGTCACGCTGACGTATACCCCCCCGGGGATCCACGAGCACGTTCAGCATGTCCGGTGACTCGTCATCGGCAAGGTTGAACTGGTCGGATCTCAGGTTCAAGCCGCCCGTGAACGACTCCAGCGTCTCCAACTTGAACTGGGCACGACGGGTCGTTTTCGGCGGGGCTAGGACAGGCATGCCCTACTCCCACGAATAGCGCAGCCGCCCCGGAAGGTACGACTGCGACTGCCAGCGGGATGCACTACGGGAACCGACAATGATTGG